ACTGAGGTCAAGCGGGAGAAGGAGGCAGTTGCTCTACGGCAGAAGATTCAAGATGATGCTGCGAAAGGAAATGCTGACAAGGCAGCCAAGGCAGCCAAGGCCAAGGCAGATGCTGCCGAGAGGCAGCGATTGGCGCAAGTCAAAAAGGATTTCGATGCAGAGATGACCCGCATCGAGGAGCAGAAGAAAGTTGCTCAAATCGAACTTGAGGCATCGAAAAAGGATGAGGCTACCAAGGCCGTTGAATTGCTCCGGATTGAGGAGAAGTATCTCCAAGATTCGATTGCTCTCCGGGAAAAATATGCGAAAAAAGAGCCGAAGTTGGCAGCCGATTTCACTAAGGGAAAAGCGGTGGAACAAGCACAACTTGGAGCGGTTCAGCAAGCGATTCCAACTGCCGGAGTTGACATCCAAATCAAGCAGTTGGGGAAATTAGCGAAAGCAGAAGCAGAGGTTGTTGATGAGCGGTATAAGAACGAATTGAAGGGAGCGGAATCCCGGAAAGCAATTCGTGATTCAGAAATCAAATCAACCAAGGATAAGGAGGAGAAGAAGCGCAGATTGTTGATTGAAAATGAAATAGCAAGCAACAATGAAATCATCGCCATCAACGAGAAGTTCATGTACGAAGGCAATGAGGATGCCATGAATGCCGTTGATACGCAGAATGCCGAACTCATTGCCAAGAATAAGGAATTGGGCGCAGAGTTGGTTGCTATTGACAAGGAGGTTGCTGCGAAAAGAGCCGAGATTGCTGCTCAAGTTGTTGCTCATATTGCAAGCATTACCGATGGAGCATTCAACTTATATCAGCAGAATTTGAGTGCAGAATTGGAGTCAAGTCAAAAGAGGTACGATGAAGAGGTTCGATTGGCCGATGGTAATAAGCAGAGACTGATTGAAATTGAGGCGAAAAAAAATGAAAGAGAAAGAGAAATTCGCAAAAAACAATTTGAGGCGCAGCGATTGCAAGCAGTTGCCAATGTTGTCTTCAATACCGCTCCATTGATTGCTCAATACCTTGCCGGGGTCTTGACTGCTCCATTGGCTGCGATTGCAATTGCAGCGCAAGCAGCGCAGATTGGATTCATCATGGCGCAACCCGTTCCGGAATATCGCAAAGGTACTCGTGGCAAACCACACAAAGGAGGTGCTGCCATCGTTGGTGAGGAAGGTGTTGAACGAGTCATCACGGAGTCCGGTAAGGTGTACTATACACCACCAACTGCGACCCTCGTTGACCTCCCGAAGGGAGCGCAAGTAATTCCGAACCATGAACTCAAGCGAGAGTTGTTTTACGCATCGGCCATGAATCGCAACTATTCTGCGCCATCAGTTGACCCGGTTGCCTCCGGAATCAATGAACTTGGAGGTATTCTCAAGTCGCTCCCGATTCATCAAATCAACATGGATGAGCGAGGATTTGAGAAGTATATTCGCACTCCACGAAGAACCACTAAATTGCTAAATAATAGATTTGGAATAAATAATTAGCCATGGCAATTTGGAAATTTTATTTAGATGATTTAGAGGTCGAAGAACCGATTGGGTGGGATGCCATCGAGTTTACCGCAATTAGGATGGATTCGAACGGGATTGACCAACCATTCAGTACCGAGGTGTCATTTTACGATAAAGGAGCAAGATATATTAAATCTATTTATGACCAATTCTTTATCAACCAACCCATTGCGATAAAAATTATTTCTGATACTCAAGTCAGTTCGCAGCCATACGAGTTTAATGGGTTTTTGAATTTAGCGATTTATGAAGAAATCAATGTATGCGATACCGATTCTTTTTCGGTAAAAGTTGGCATCATCGATGATGAGTTTCGTGAAAAATTCAAAGCAAGGCAAGATGTCGATATTGACCTTGTCATCAACAAAGATTTAGATGGAAACGAAATCGACCCATTGACTTTCAATAATATTCGATTGCACAAGCAAGATGTTTATCTTGTCGCAGAAGGTGGTTCGGGTGGATTGGATGATACGCTTGTTGCTTCATCAATAATCAATTGGAATTGGATAGATGGATGGTCGAGAGACCAATTTGAGGATTCAAGATTCGCAGCAACACCTCCAATTGTTTGGGATAAAAATGATTTTAAAGGTCAATTTGGGTCTGCAATCAATTACAATGGAACTTCATTTACTTACACCAATGCGATTTTCGTAAACAACACAACATCTGTTCGAACAATCGATGTATCGTTGTCCTTAGAATGGTATACGGAATTTGTAGTTGCAAACTCGACATTTAATGACCCCACCGGAAAAACAATGCGTTCCGAATTGTGGTACTTTATTGTTGAAGGAACAAATACATTGGTATCACAAATAAGGCTCAAGAATGGGCAGTTTTGCACATATAATCAGCCGGGTAATTATGATAATTACACCGGAAACTTTACTTGCACACTACAACCATTTCAGAGATTATTATTGTTGGTACAATGGGGAGACCAAGGTAATTTCAAAAGGTATGTTGATTATTACAATCCGACCGAACTTGAATTTTGGACTGAATTAGACGCAGCCCTTGCATTTGTGGGGGGGTCTTGCATTACAATAACAGAGATTTTCTCCGGTGGTTATGCGAGTTTCTGCGATACTCTTACAATTGAATCATTTTTACGAAGAGTTATTTACAAACTTACCGGAAGCAATGATAAGTTGATTTCGGATGCGTTTAGTGAGCAGCAGAACGGATGTTATTGGAACAATGTCTTGACAAATGGCATTCGAATTAGAAATGCCGAAACGATAAGTCAATTGCAATATGGGTGCAGTCCACCCGACCCAAATGAAGAATCAATTTATCAACTGAAAACAACATGGAAGGACATCTTCGAAAATCTTGACCGAATTTTCTGCCTTGGATGGTCTTTTGAATGGGTCAATAATGAATGGAAAATTCGGGTTGAGCCGAGAGAATATTTTTATCAAAATATAATCAATGCTGAATTTACGAATGTTGGAGAGGTTTCGCAAGCGGTAAAGGCTGATAAGTTAATCAATAACATCATTCTCGGATTTGACGATAATTGGAAGAATATCGCAACGAGTGGAGCATGGGCAATTCACACCGACCGAAATTATTTCGTTGCTAACAAAGCAATGGCCGAAAATTCAAGTGCTGAACTTGACATAAGAACAGACATAATTGGGGAAGGTTATGCAATTGAATTCAGCCGGAGGTTGATTGATTTTACCGATGATTCTGCATCATCTGACCGACCGAATGACTACAATATTTTCATCATTTGGACAAATAAAAATCCATTGACAATCAATGTTGTCCAAAATTCAGAATATGCAATTCAATCCGAAGTTGGGAATATTACATTTCAACCGGGAGAGGTATCAATGAGTTCTAATCGAATACTCACAAGCAACTCACCGCTTGCAGCGATTTACAATGTATATCACACCCCGGCACGAATCGCTGCTCGGTGGTGGAAAGTGCTTGGAATGCACACATACGGATTGACAACTCCTATTCTTCGATTTCAAGTGGGTCAATATCAGACCCAATATTCAAGCGCAATTGAAGATTCTGTTGCACCATGCAGTCAATATCCATCCGGGGCATTGGTTAGCGAAACAACCGACATCCAAGCATCAATTTTGCGAACTACTGAACAGAGTTATTTATTTAGGCCGATAGAAATAAATTTTAAATCCCCGCAGAGTCTCTGCGATTTTTTAAATTTGGCTGATAAAACTCCGTATGGTAAGGTGAAGTTACAAAGTGGAAGTTTAGTTGTCAGCGGTTACATCAGTAACATTACAAATCAACCGGAAGATAATTCCGGAGGTACTACTTCATTCACACTAATAGCATCAAATATTCCCGACATTGAACCCGTTGGCGAAAGGGCATATTCCGGTGCTTATTCAAACGCATATCTTTAAAAAACTATGGCAGTAAAAACAAAAGCGGAATTGGTAACGCAGAGCGATAACACATTCCTTGACAACACCACGGGGCAGATTGTGCCGACCAACCATCGCTTGTGGAACGATGATGTACTCGATACCATGTTTGGTGCGATTGCGGGTCAAATAGTGACCAAGGCAGAGTTTGATGATTTGGTGACAAACAACCTATTGATTGTCAATTCAATTTATACAATTACGCCGTATCAATTTGGCCCTTTTGGCACTTCCATCAATGTAATTGCGCGGTCTGCCAATGAAGTGGGAATACTTGGGTATTGTGATGCTTACGATAGCTGTGCAATCTTACAATCAGATGTAGAGGCCAATGCGGTGAAAATTGTAAAGCACCATGGAACGGGCATATTAGTTAACAACCTACCCGATGCCGTAACTTCTTTTTTAGGGGCGGATGTTTATGCAAAAGGAGCAGAATTTAGTTTTAATAACATTTCCGACCCAACTATTCCCTTTCTTGGTTATGTTGGGAAAACGGCTTATGATACTGACAATCAGCCTTTAAACCATAGTTTGTATGCTCAACTAACAAGCAAATTACATTGGTATTCGGGATTTTTTGGATTCGGAAACAATAAATTTTACCCAAATCACGGAAGCCAAAATACATGGGGCGAAGATGCGAGTCAATTAACTTATTACGATACTTTGCGATTTATCGGTGGAGATGGGGTAGCTGCGCCATCAATCGTTAATTTAAAGGGCAATTTTATCAAAGAAAATACGAATGTTTTTGGTATGATTTCGTTTTTGTGTGACGCAGATTTTGGCGCAGTGGATGTTCCGTATATTGATTTCAATTTACCGCATGAAGGAGTTGTACCATACACGGACACAATCATCGGGCATGGTCAAGCCATTACCGAAAATGGAAATGGGAGGTTGGCTCATGTAATTTTAACAGAAATTGTACAAATTGGAGTTGCTAAAGAATTAAGGTGCTATTTTAAATGTTTAGGCAACCTAAATTCACCACATAGTTTAAAAGTATCATTCAGCTTTTCGTATTCACTCGAACCCGCTTAACCAATGGCGACAATCAATCCATTCTACCGCTTCGAAGATGCGATTCAAGTTGGTTCGCTTGGCGAGCGAGGCCGTATTGTTTCGCTTGCGCTTACCGACATTTATGGCGCAATCAATGTGTCGCAAGTTGGTCAAACATTGTCGCAAGTTCTTGCGACTTGTAACGGCCTCGCAGCGCAGTACAATGATGATTTGAATGCCAACTTCGTGGTTGATGGTTTTTACACCTCCGACCCGACAATTCCATATCCGGTTCAGATTTTTATTTACGATTCGATACTTGCGGTTCAGTACCCATTGCACAAGATTAGTCTTGTGTTGATTATTGACCCAAACACGAATCAAGTAACATCGAGCAGCGCATGGTTCATGGGTTCGATTCCCGCCAATTACAATTATTCAGAACCACTTTGTGCTGATGAATTGGAGGCATACAAGGCATTGACCCAATATGCAGAAACCGGGTCTGCGATATTCCCGAAGACTTACAAATTTGATTCGCAAACCGGAATTGCAAGTTCATTGGTCGCACGATTAAGGCCATGCAAGTATGATGCTGCGAAAGGCACGGCAGCACGATTCCCCGCAGACACCTATGCACGGGGGGCGAGGCCAAACTTGCAATTTCCCAAACTAAGTTCTGCGGGTGCGTATGCAATTAAATTGTTCAATTCGTTGCTGCCATTGGCACTCGAACCAACAACAACATTGTATGTGCTTTATTTAGAATCGCTGCAATGGGTTGCACCGGATGGATATTTTATTACACGCACATTCGACACTAATCTGCCGGAGCGAATGCAGATAAATGTATATTCATCAACGGAAGGATTTGCACTTGTTGTTCGTGATGGCAATGATTTTGAATTTCAACGATTCTACGCACCGCAATATGCTGCGTTTGATTTCATTGCTAATTATGCTGCGAATATAAGTCTGCCATATCAGCCGGACACATTTTACAAGTACGGAGATATTTTTTACGATTTCGATTTCTGCGAGTTCAACAACTGCGCTTATCCGGCAAAGGAATCATACTTGATGCCGAGTAAATCGGGCGATGAATATCAGTTCAATGTGCTGCCATATCAATCGAATGTGCTGCCTTATGAATCGGTTGATGTTGGATTATTTGATAAGGATTTCAATTTGGTTCAGAAGATAGGAACTGCGACCAAGGGTGCAGATTTAACTTGTGAATGTAACCAAGAAAATTGTACCGAATTGGTTCTTACTTATTCAATTCCACTTGAAGATTGGGCAGCATACTTGACCGACTTAAATCAATTTATAGTTCAAAACTTAGGAACATCAGTTGGGTTTTATATTATTGAACAAGACCCTTTTACTCAAATTTATGAAATAAGTCAAAGTTTCGGCTCCCCATGGATAAATTTGACTGAAACACAGATTGCGGAAATGCTTGATGGAACTGATATAACATTTGAGTTTGATGAAATTACTTCTGCGTGGAAATGGACTTATACAATTCAAAATCCGCAATGTGGTAAACAATATTATATGCTTAATAGCATCAGACATGGCGATTTACAAGCAATTACTTTGTGGAGTTCAGATTTAATCGAATGCCCAATAATTGTAACACCAACATTACAACTTGAATCGGAAGTTTTAATTCCATCTGTAAAAAGTGATTGCTATCGGTTCGGGTTGTATCGGCATGAGGTAAATTCTAATGCCGGACAAATTCAGTTGAATGAAACCAATTTCCCAATCCCGGATAATCCATACAATGTTTTCGTGATTGCCGATGCCAATACATATTCGAATATTGTATATCTGTTTGTAATTCCATTCGGAATAAACACTTACCAACAATACATTGACTATTTGAATCGATGTTTCCCCGAATCGGTATATCGCTTGTTGCCGGATGAAGTATATCCATCCTTTTGGCTCTGCGGATATAATGCAACATTTGCCAACAATAAAGCAACTGCATTCGGAACTTATGATTTTCAGTTGAGCCAATTTTCCCCTCAAAATATTGGCTCGCTCTATGCGGGTGTCTTATGCTCGACTTCGCAAAATGATGTAAGTGAAATCTATTCGTTCAGCAACTTGATTTCCCTTGACAATTCTGATTGTTTCAGCACCATGATTCAGTTTTGGGCAGAAAGCAACGCAATCGCTCAAGGTTTCGAATACTATAACGATTGGTATCAGCAAGTTCGCCTTGGCATCAATGGTGGAGGCAAGAAGCCCGTGATAATTGAAAGCACATATCGCCAATCCAATGGAGTTACAAGAAGACCACAGAATAAACAAGATTTAAGTATAGATTTGCATACGGATTTTCTTGACCTTGAAACCCAATCTGCGCTTGTCGATGCCACACGGCACATGAATTTTGTGGTGGATGGTCAAAATCTATTTGTCAATGGTGATATTGATGTTGCCACTATTCAAGACTTCACCACACAATCATCCTTTGAGGATTTGGCACAAGTCAAATTCTCGGCACTCATTCAAGGCTTTCAGCCGAAGAATAGCACTTGCGTAAATTGCTAAAATTTCAAAAAAATGTCTATTTATTCAATTACTTGTCCGGATGTTGGTTGCTATACCAACTTCCAATGCGACCCGGAATTTCTTAATAAAGTCGTGGCCGTTGCCTACATCAAGAAGACTGCCGGGTTCGCCATTACAAATCAATCTGCCTCCCAATTAAAGGAGGACTTTCTTGAACTCTTTGCCGATGGAGATGGATACATCGTGTTCAATACCTCCGGAGAAAAGCCAAGACCCGACACGGCCACAACTGCCGGAAGAGGTATGCAAACCACCAAGGCACTTGCGAAGACCCACACTTTGAATTACCAAGACATGCAAGGCATTATCAAGGAAAACATCGAGTGGTATAACTCAATCCTCTCAGCATCACAGAATTACGATTTTTATTATTTCACTCCCGGCCGTGTTTGGGATGCCTCCGGCAATTATGTGACCATCATCGGTGACCCGGTTATCGGTGCAGACCTCAATACCTATCAGATGGCCGAGGTGTCGGTGACATGGGTGAGCAAAACAAATCCTCTTCCATTCGCCATGGACACAGACACATTCCTTGAGGGATTGTATTGGATTATCGGTTCGACTACTCCGGCCGATGAGGATTGGAATTGGGTTCTTGATACTTGTGCCAACAAGACATCAATAATAACCGCAGACCTAAATGTGACAATTGCCGGAGTGACCCCAACTTTTTCAGTTCAAATTCTGAGCGGAAGTACCATTGGAGATGTTACAATCAACCCGACCACGGGTTCTCTTACCTTAACTCCGGGCAACAACGGCACAATGGTGTTCGTAATTACTGCGAGTAATGCATCCGGTTGTGTGATTGGTCAACAAGAAGTTACTGCGGTTGTTTCCGGTTGCGTTTAAGGTTTTTTTAAAGTTTATCAATGATGGAGCAAGTTGTCGGGGAAATTATCAAAGCACTCATGGATGATGAAATCCGTGAAGGTCGGAGCGAATACATCCGGGAGGCAAGGCGCAAGGCCGAGCAACTCGAATGGCATTTCGAGGATAAATACCCCGACAAACTACTCCATGCCCAACATCCATCAGAGGAGGAGTGGATGGTTCAATACCGGAGGAATCGGTGGCAACCACCGACCAAGACATCCACCGGGAGAGTTTACAATTTCCTCCAAAAAATCCAACAAGCGGATGACTTCAAAATCCGTTGGGAGACTGACTACACGAAGACCGGAATCGCTGAGAAAGTAGGCAACATCGACAACACACTCAAGAAGTATGTGACCGATGGAATGCCTCGCATTCCGAATTTGGAGACATGGCTCTTCAATGTGTTCCTCAAGACTTACCTCCAAGATGCGAATGCAGTTGTGGCCGTGCTGCCACGATTGGATGACTTTATCGAGAATCCACGAGAAACACCAACTCTTGATTGGAGTCGGCCATTTCCGCAGACATTCGAGAGCGATGACTTGATTTATGAGGATGATGAGTTTGTCATCGTTGAGGTCGAGGAATGGAAGGATGCCAATCGCAGAGAGTGGTGTCAGTATCTCGCCATCACCAAGTTCGGATTGATTCTCTTCCGGCAGTTCAAAGAGATTCGTGAAGTTGACCCATTTGAGGTGTACTTCATTCCGTTCGACTTCCCTCGACTCCCGACCATCAAGGTTGGTTCGGTAATTTATGAAGAAGAGGATGGTCATCTGATTTATGATTCAGTTCTCGCTCCTTGCCTCCCGGCATGGAATGAGGTGTTGTATCGCACCGATGACTTGAACATCTTATATGCCGTTCATGCGCTGCCTCAGAAATGGGCATTGAAACTCTCACCATGCAAGACTTGCAACGGCACGGGTGAGGCATACAATCACAAGCACGAGAAGGTCTCATGCGGAAAATGTAGTGGTTCGGGAAGAGCATCAAGCAGTCCGTTCGGACTTCTTGAAATCAACATCGACCGGGTCTCTGCTATCAATCCAAATCCAACGATTCCACCGATTCCTCCGGCCGGATACATCGAGAGACCCGTTGATTCGGTCAAGCTATTCCAAGAGGACATCGTTTACAAAGAGTTTCAAGGACTCAAGGCAATCGGCCTTGAAATCCTCGGTCAGATTCCAAGCAATCAGTCCGGGATTGCGAAAGAATATGACCGGAAGGAATTGAACACATTCTGCTTCTCGGTATGCGTTCACCTCGCTGATGTTTATGAACGGGTTTGTTTTCACATCATGGGGCAAAAATATAAGCCATTGTTCGAATCCGGATTGATGACCGAGGAGAAGGTTGTCGCTGCTCTGCCGAAGGTGACCATTCCGACCGACTTCGATGTGCTGACATCAGCAGCAATCTCCGGGATGCTCTCAGAAGCCCGGAAAGCGGCCTACAATCCAATCATCATCAATGGCCTTGAATCAGACTATGTCGAGAAATTGTATGGCGAGAACTCGCCTCAGAAATACTTTTTGAAGGTCAACAATGCACTCGACCCTCTGCCATTCAGAACAACGGATGAGAAAATCATGTTGGTCGCTCAAGGTGGCTGCACGAAGCGAGACTTCGTGTTGTCAAGCAATCTCACATCATTCATCATTCAGTTGACCGAGGAGAACCCGATGTGGGTCAAGAAATCACTCGAAGAGCAACGAGTTGATGTGAATGTCATGGCTGATGCGAAGTTGGCCGAAATCAATGCCGGACTTGTGCCATTGATGGGCGAAGGATAAAAAGTGAAATTCCCTCTCATCCGATAGTCTCGGATGACCAATGCCCACCGGAGTTGTGGGCATTTCTTTTTGAGCATAAAAAAACCCGGACTTGCCGGGTTCGTTTCGAGTTGGTGATTCTTACTTGATGAGGTAGCGATAGTGAGGTCTTACGATTTCTCCCTCTGCGATGATGGTGAATGCTCTCACCTTTTTGATGCCATCGGTGATGGTGCATTCGAAGTTGACATTTTGAAATCCGGAGGTCACCTTGATTGACTCGATGTTCAGTTCTTTTGCCTCAACACGAGCAGCCAATTTTTCGATGCTCTGAATGTAGTGCTTTTCGGCATTCTGAATCTCCTTGGCAATAAATGCCTCACGGCCTTGGCGAACTGCCGGAATAATTCTTGCACACATATTGAGATAAGTCTTCGCATCCTTTGTGTTGTGGAATTGATTTGGGAATTCAACGAATGACTTTCCGGATGCGCTCATTAAAACACGAGGCTCGATGCCGAAATATGCACACCATTCTGCCTTGTCCCATGAAGCAATCTTTTCGAAACGAGCGAATTCACGAACTGCGAATGCTTGAGTTTTTGCGATGAATGCTGACTTGAATTCGGCAGTCTGAGCGAGGAGGATGTTTGTGAGAGTTGTCATGTCTTTTTTGGCTAGTGTTAAAACTTATGCAAGTATAGGGCGAGTTTCTGAATCTGCAAAATATCAGATGAAAAAAAGTGAAATATTTTTTCTCACTAACCACAACAAGCAGAAAATCAATACTTTGATGCAGAGAAAAACTCTCCCTCAGCACGGAGGAACGCATTGAGTCGATTGGCGATTCCTCCGTTGGCCGACTTCATTGTCTGCGTTGTTTTCGTTTCAAACTCGGCCACGAACTTACCCTCTGAATTTGTCAGTTGGAAGAAGAGCAACTGCCGGGAGAGCATCAGATTCACGATGAGGAAGAATGGCACTTGGTGAATCGCTGACAACTTGGATGCATGGTCGAGTTTATGATACGAGACTAAGTATCCACCGGATTTCCGGATGTATTCGAGGGTCAGAGGTAAATTCCCCGCATACTCCCTCGACTTGACTTCCGCAAGACCAACCAATGTGGCACGGCCATCGACTTCTCGACCAAGCAATAAATCGGCCTTGTTGAATTCTCCCCATGTTCGGAGAACGATGTATCCTCGTGCTTCAAGGATGCGCTGCACTCGTGCCTCTGCCTCCATGAATCGAGGGATGTTGTCATAAATAAATTCCATTTTTTTGAGATATTGTAACTGCGAAAAATAGCGCATAAATCGCAGAATGACAAGTCGAATTCATGTGGTAAATTTGTGACCATGGCAAACCCATTGGATGCACTCACCGGGAAACAACGAGCAATCATCAAGCAACTTGGTGACCTTGAGACTGCGCTCGAAAATGGCATGGCCGGAGCATTGCCGAAGGTCTTCGCAACTCTCTCTCGTGATGTGCAGAGAGTCGCTGCCAATCTCTCGCTCGACCCCAATGACCGAGCCAAAACTCTCCGGGAGTTGATTGGCATGAAGCGGAAAATCGGTGACCTTGTGGTCAACAATCCGACCTACAAGGAAGAGGTGAAGAAGTTGCTCAATGAGTTCTCGACCATCAAGAACTTGACCGACCAATACATTCAGACTACCATCGATGACTTCGTGCCGACCCGGAGATTGTACGATGCGATTCTGCAATCGAACATTGCCATCACAAAGGATGCGCTCCTCGGAGGAGGCATCGTTGACAACTTCGGCAATGCGATTCAAGAAGTTCTCAAATCGAACATTGCCGGGGTCTCCGACCGGGCGCAGTTGATGGAGACCTTGAGGAGATTCATCGAAGGAACTCCGGAACGCAAAGCATACCTCGACCGATATATCAAGCAGACCACCAACGATGCGGTGATGGTGTTCAATCGTGAATACTTGCAGACTATATCGGAAGACCTCGGTCTCAAGCATTACCTCTACCAAGGCACAATCATCGGAGACACGAGGCAGTTCTGCCAATCACGAGCGGGGAGATTCTATAAAAAAGAAGAGGTCGAGAAATGGGCATCGCAGAGTTGGGATGGTAAGATGGCCGGAACAAACTCAACCACGATTTTCTCGTATGCGGGAGGTTACAATTGCCGACACAAGTTGTGGCCGATTTCCGAGGAGCAGTATAATCGTGGGAAAGGAATTGTTGAACCGAAACCAACTCCTCCTCCGGTAGTCGCTCCACCACCATCGATTCCTCCGCAGATGACCGCACCTCCGGTTCTGCCGAAGCCACCGAAAGCACCGAAAGGATTTTCCGGGGACATCAGCAAGTTGCCAAATGATGTCAATGGACTCAAGAAATATTTGAACGAGTCTTTGGAGAAAAACCTTGGATTGAAGTTTGACAAAACAATTGTCGCAAATGACCTCCCTATTGAAAGGTTACAACAACAAATTGGAGCAATTGATAAATTGTCAAAAACATACAATATTGAAGGTTTTACGATTAAATATGTTCCGAATGAAATCAAATTTGAAAGTACATCTAAATATTTCGGTTATGTTCAATGGCAAAAATATGCTGATGGAACTCGTGCATTTAAGCAGTTAAATTTTGGGAGTGCAATTGGAGAGATTCGGACATTAAAACAAATACCATCCGGAACTTTATATTTCCCAAAATCACTTGTGGATGATGTCAATGAATCAATTGCAACATCGGTTCACGAATTTGCTCACATGATAACATCTTATAAAACTCACTCATCTCAAAAATCAGCAAGTTTTTGGGGAGATATGGAAAACCTTTTTGATGAATACAAAAAAGAAATGCCGAAAGTGTATCAAAAAATCATTGATAGTGGGGAAAAGCATGGATTTTTTTCAAAACAATTCGACAAGGCCGTTGAAAATTACAAAAAGGAATATCTCGGAGACTATTCGACAACCGAAATCGATGAGTTTTTCGCAGAAGCATTTGCCAACTTCAATCTCAATTCCCGGCCATCGAAATATGCCATGGAGGTCAAAAAATTAGTCAACAAATATTTTCTCAAGTAAAAAATGGAAGCAAAAAATCTCCCTTGTGGAACTTGTCAACACTATCGATTTTTTAAGAAAATCAATTGCGAGGCATTCCCGGATGGAATCCCAAATAACATCATCCTTGGAACTAATCGACACACCGAGATTCAACCGGGTCAAGTGAATGACTTCGTTTATGAACCGATGCCATGGGTTGCAGACCCATCGATTCCGCAACCATTCATTGACCCACGGAAATTGGAATCTGACTAATTCAGATTTTTGTTCTGAATCCATGCATGATGCTCTTCGGAATACACGAGGAGACCATGGCGAACAAGGACATCATGTTTCCATTTCCAATTGCTCCTCCGCTCTCTGCGATTGTACGAGGCATTGCCGAAGTTGATGATGAGGATGTTCTTCTCCTCATTGAACCGAACTGATTGACCTAAATTGGTAAAACCATCACCTCTCCAATTCTTGAGGTCGAATTTGCCTTTACCGAAAGCAGATGACCAAACATGAATGGTTTCTTTACCATCGAAGTCAATTTTCTCAACCCGGTCAACCGGGAATGTCAAGTAAATGTCTTGAGACTTTTTGATTGATGCCTTGGCTTTACGAACTGCATCCGGGTTCGGATTGTCCATGGCGATTGCCTTGTTGACACATGACCATCCGTATGGTGCGCCCTTGTAGAACACCGGGGATGTGAGGACTTCTTCGCAGAGGGAGCAATGGCAGAGACTCATATTGATTCAATTGGTTAGTGAGTGCGAAGGAACACTAACTTTTCGAATCTGCAAAATATGAGTCAAAAAAAGTTCTAAATTTTCGCAAGTTGGAAATGCATTCCATCCTTGCGCTGCCAAATTCCTCCCCAATCGAACCCGGCATCCGTGAAGCACTTCACGAATCCCGGTGAGAGAGTAGGTTGTTTTCCAAGACCATTCGAGAAGGCATTCACATCGACTGCGACTCCCCATGAGTGGAGTGACATCGCATTGCCTCCACGGACTTTCCGGATATTGAAACAACCATCCCATGTCTTGAGTTCAGCCACGAATCCTCGGTTGATTAGATTGCCGAATGCGATGCTCAGAGGCATCACCATATCTTTGTTGCAGTAAATGCGTTTCGGTATCATTCCGATTTCAAGAGATGTCGGAACATCCCACAAGGTCATGCATGGATTGGCTGCATCGGGTGCGCCATACTTCTTGAAACAATCACGAGAATTGACCATAAAATGGAGAATTTATGAATGCAATTACAACATAATTTTGAACATTGATTTTCAAAATAAAATGAAAGACACGATTTATCATTTCATTGCCGACCTCCCGGCTTATGCGGTGGTCGCATGGGTAAATTTGGCGCAAGTGATTCCAACCGACATGAATTCGGTTGAGACATTCCTACTTCATTATGGATGGATTCTGCTGCTCTCGGTTAGATTGTTGAATGCATTCATCGACTTGTACAAAAGAGCCAAGCAACATGACTTCACAATCGAGGAAAAAGGAGAAATTAAAAAGGTAAGTGTTTTAAAATCGATTGTTTGGGAGTTAAAAAATTTTATCAAATGAAAATTCAATTCGATAGGTTAGTCTTGTTTCTGATGGCCGTGGCCGTTGGAATCAATTTCTATTTCGACAAAAAAGCATTCGAGCGAGACATCGAAGCATCAGCGCAGTTGGAAGAGTGGAACATGGCATTAATGACTCGCATCATTCAACACGATGTAAAACTTGACTCCCTCAAGGCATCAACGCAGAATCTCGCCAAGGCAACGATTTATCTTGATTCATGTCAGCAGACCAAATCGCAAAAGGTGGAACGAGCAGAACGGAGAGGAAAGTTCGTGGGCGGTCTTCTCCGGGGATTGTTTCCCGGAATATGAATGAACGCACCTATAATAAACGGATGCAAGTATATGCTTATTCAGCAGTCACGGGCATCCTTGTTGCGCTCCTCCTTGGAGTCGGTTGGTTATACAAATTCAACCGAGTGCAGTCAAGCGACAACATACTTCTATTCATACTCGCTCAAGTTCTTGGAGTTTGGGTCGGATTGTCGAATAAGATTTTCCGAATTCTGAATGCCAATGGTGACAAGGATTCAGCGCATTAACTAACTTTGCATAAATCATCGCCATGAATTGTCTCACAAATTATGTTGGTCTTCTCAGTTGCGGAAGCACCGAACCAATTTCCGGAGTTTATATCAACGATTATCCCGGAATGGGGATGGAGTTGCTTGAATCAATCAGCACTCCGGAGCAAGCATCGTATGCCGGATTTTGGGCATCGACTCAACGAGCATCCTATCAGAGATTCCGGATGGATATTCAGAAGGTGTTGTTTTCGGTTGCCGAAGCGAGACTCGACCAAGTGCTTTTCCGCACCTCAAAACAATATGTTCAACAATGGTCGCAGATTACTCCTCTTCCGGCATCAGCGGAGTTCAGAGGAGTTTTTGTGAGCATCGAGGGGTCGAAGTATCTCGGCCTCCGAATTCGGCAGCTATACATCTACAATGCCGGGTCGGTTGCGGTCAATGCAGTACCATTTAAGATTTTTCAAACTCAAGATGGTTCGGTGATTTATTCCGGAACTGCCGACTTGACTCCGGGAATGAACTACATCCCGGTCAATGAGACATTCGTTTCGGACTTCGACAAAATCAACATCATGGTTGCGGTCGATTGCACCAACTTGGACACATTGCTTGGTTCATTCATGGATTATGGATGGGAGCAATTTGACATCGAATGTGGCAATCGATTCTCGTGGATAATGAACAACGGATGGAACATCTTCCCGGTGACTGCTCCGTTGAATTACGGCCTCGGAATCGATTACAATCAAGACTCAACGCAGTCGGGGGTGTACATCGATGCAGACCTTGTTTGCTCACTCGACCAATTCATTTGTCACGAAAAGGAATACTTGACCGATGCATGGGCGAATCTCTTATGCTATCAAATTTTATGGGCGAAAATCTCATCGCCTCGTGCCAATTACTTCGCTCAGAGCAATCGAGAATTGACCGAGCGAAACATGACCACATTCTTGGACAACTACAATGCAAGCATCGCCACATGGGCGAATCAACTCAACTTGAAAGGTGAGGACTTGTGTTTCAATTGCGAAAATTCCGGTCTCATCCAACAAGGTTTTTCAAGACCCTAAATTTAAGTTTTTCCATTTTTGAGAGAACGAAAAAGACCCGGTTTTTGACCGGGTCATTTTTTTACTGATGAAGTATCAGATTTCGAAAAAGTATCATCAGAACGAGGAGTGCAAAACCTCCAAGGATGATGGCCTCAGTTGACCACGGACTTTTTTTCTGCCTCATATAAATCTGAATTTGGTCTCACAAAATAGCAATTATCAACGAGAGTCAAGTTGCACTTTTTGAACTTCATGAGGTCATTGCCTCCCCATGCTGCGATTTGTTTCTGCGCCATCTCCGGAGTGATGTTGAGAACGAGCGAGAAACTGAACCCTATGATGTAATTGTCGATGGTGTAACGCATGAATGCCATCGGTGTCTTGTCAACCGATGATTCCCATGCCACGACTGAGAGGACACCACCGAATGCTGAGATGAGATTCTGCACATGGTTGAGACCTCCGGCCTCGACCGATAGGTGTCCTTTGACCTTGACACGATTGTCGGTTGTTTCGATTTCGCACTTGGCGATGTTTGCAATTACTGAATTCCACATAATTTGAGAGATTAAAGTTTGAGAGATTATTTTGAGAATTATGGGGTCGATTGCTCGACCCCGGTGAAATATTAATATGCGTATTTGTTTTTTTTGTAGTAAACTCCATCAAACCAATTGTAATCTGTTGATTGCTCCTCGTTGAAAAACTCAAGCAATTCCATCTCTTGCTCTGTGAGACTTGCTTTATTTTTCAATTCCCAATAATCAAATGAAATGATTTTTGAAATTTCTGACAATGTGAATGCGATGGTGATTTCTTTTTGAAACTCCGGGTCGAAATAGAGACATTCAACCATTGTTCCTTGGAACTCCTTGACAACGAGTTGGTGACCATTAAGACCTTTGTAATTAGACTTCGTGTTGATTGTTGCGATGATGATTTGTTCTTTCATGACTTTTTTTCTTGTTGGTTAGTGAGTGCAATGATATGGCGAGTTTCCGAAACTGCAAAATACTGATGCAAAATAATTCAATTATTTTTTTCGCCATTGCTTAACCGAGTGAAAACGAGATATTTGATAAAAAAAGCAAATCGAAAATAAAATGCAAGTATTCAATTCAACCTCCGATTTGTTCAAATCGCACCTCGCTCAACTGAAACAGATTGGTGATATGAACCGAGTCCTCCGTGAACTCGCCATTGATGGTGCAGCAGCAGTTGCCAAGAGAGTGCAAAACGATGGAGAGAAAGCAGATGGTTCGCAGATTGGTCAATACTCGACCAAGACCTTGGCATTCGGTAAAATCACCGGGAAGTTCGGGTCGATTGCGACCAAGAAACAAATGAGTAAGCGAATGAAAGCATTCGGTGACACGGATGAATTCTACGGAGGATATAAGGAGTTCCGGCAATCGCTCGGAAGACAAGTTGAATTCATCGACCTCACTCTGACCGGAGCGATGTTCGAGGATTGGATACCATCTCCGCTCGATGATAACTCATGGGGAGTCGGATTCAAGTCGGCAGAATCGGCCAAGATTGCCGGATACCACGAGAAGCGATTCGGAACTATCTTTGCCTTGAGTAAGGATGAGGAGGAACAAGCGATGGAGACCCTCAACCGAATCATCAATCAGATTCTAAAATGACAACAACAATCATCTCTCCCATGGGCGCAATCTGCGAGGCCATCGCTGCGCTCCCCGGCATGAAGGTCTTAAATTATGGCGAAGCAGTCGAGGCGGTCGCACCGGGTGATGCCGGAAACTACATCACCGAGAATGGACAAACATTCTGCTCGGTCAATGACAATGCCGACCTTGTTTGCTTTTTTATCCGGCAATCTGCCCGGCCGAATACTCAAGTCGGTGGAGGTCGCAGTCACATCATCAACCGGGATGTTCAATTCCGACTCGTGGTCAATTCAAAGTTGGCCGGGATGGAGGCGGTCATGGCAACGGCATTGAACAAGGTGTCGATGGTGTCGCTCGGAAACTCGAACTACGGAAACCGAGAAATCGCTCGAACCTATTTCGGAATCAATGAGCGACTACCGCAGACCCAATTCTTCACGATTGACTTCACCTTGACCGAGCGAATCGATTGCAAGGTATGCTGATTTGAATTTGAAAAATCAAATTCGCACATTTGCATAATGTTTCACAAAAAAAATTCAGAACAAATGAATGATGGATTAGACTACATCCGGAGAGCAATCGCTCAACATGGAGCGCAAGCGAGGGTGGAAGTGGTACGATGGGAAAAGGATGCGAAAACCGGATTCCAAAACAGACCATTCAAGGTGACCACGAATGCAACCAATGCGTTGCGTAACTTACAACTCCCGCTCAATAAGAGGTCACGAGTTTGGAAAATGGTGATGCCTCTTGGCATGACTCCGGGAATGGCATCTGTTCAGCCGGACATGAACTCTCTGAGCGACCCACAACTCATCGAGGATTTGAAAGCGCAACTCAAGGCCGAACTTATGGCCGAGATGGCTGCGGAGCAATCGGCATCAGCAGAGGTTGAAAAGCCGAAGAAGGCCAAGAAAAAGAAAGAGGTCGCAGTCGCTCCGGAGCGCACCGAAGAAGAGATTCAAAACGAACTTGATGATTTGCCTTTATGACATTAAGAGACTTTTTGAACAACCAAGGCAAAAGAGCCGGACTCCATGATGACTCCGACTTCGCCATGCTCTTGAGTGCATCTGCGCTCGGTGAACTTGAGATTCCGGAATCGGTGGCGCAGAAGTTCGAATCGAACTTGCTCACGATGGACATCGCCAAAAACAACCTCGACCTCAAGACCCATTTCATCAGAAACTACATGATGGGCTACGATGAAGAACTCGTGGCACTCGCTAAGAACTCACCTCTTCCGGGTGAGGCCATTGAGGAAATCAAGGCAACCAAGAACTCCGGAGACAAGGTCAAACTCGCATTCAAGCATCTGAATGACCTCGTTGAGAAAGCCGGAAAATCGAACAACAAAGCGCAGAGCGAAGAATATGTTGCCAAGATTGCAGAAGCGCAAGCCAAGTATGATGAGGCAGTACGCAAGGCGCAATCTGATGTTGCTGCGGTCGAGTCCAAGTATGTTGGTCGGATGCAAGACTTGTGGGAAAAGGCACAATTGGCCGGGATTGCTTGGAACGAAAACATCCCGGAATCTGCCCGTGTTCCCGCTTATAAAGCAGTCATAAATGACAAACTCAATGCGCTCGGTGGTAAGGTGGTTTTCGACCCCGATGCCAATCAAGCACGAATCGTGAATGCCAAGGATGAATCGCTCCCGCTTGTGGTGAGCGGAAAAGAATTTGGATATTCTGACCTCCAAGCATTAGTTTTGCAAGAGAATAAACTTTTGAAAGAATCCGGCATTGGCGGTGGCAGTCAATCCCCGGCATCTTTCGGCACTCCCAACTTCAACTCGGCATCCGTGCCGGGAGGCACTCCTCAGAAACTTCCGACTTACTTGACCTCTGCATTGGCAGACATTGCCAACACGGCCAAGTCGGTTGAGAAAAATCGCTAATAAAAATGCCTATTTCAAACAACAATATTTGTCCGGCAATATTGACTTCATTGTCCGACAACCTAATCAACAACGCATTGAATGTGAACATTCACGGAGGTGCGCTTGCTGCTCTCACCGACCCATCCAACATGATTCCGGGTCAAGTTATCCGTTTGGCCAATGACAATGGCACGGGTCAATCCAAGCAAGTTCGCATTGCCTACAAGCAGCGACTTCTTCCATCGGCAGCATCCGAAACCAAGGAGTGCGAAGTTGGCGACGGAGATACTCTTCAATATCAAGAGGATACCTTAGTCATCGACAAGTATCGTGGTATCAACTTCACCATGACTGAGGCTCAGATTCGCATATATTGTGAGAGTTTTCTTGAATTGGTGAGACTGACCGGAAGTTCCGACCCGGGTACTATCGTGCAGCGGGCGAATGCCTTGGGTGCTGCTCAGACCGAACTCTCCGTTATTCGTGAATTGTTCACCGACTTCCAAGCAGCATCAAATGCGCTTATTCAAGCAATCAACCTCGAACTCCTTGACATCCTCGATACCGGAAAAGGTAATTGGGTTGGTGGTGCTACCACCAAGCCATTCGATGTCGAAGGAACGGGTGGAGAAATCAACGCAGCCGGATTATTCCAAATGAAGCAAGAAATCATGAAGACCGGATTCAAGGGTGCGCCAATCATCATCGGTGGTGCGGGTGCATTGCAACGCATTTGGATGAATGATTCTCGCTACTTCGGACAAGGCGCAAATGGTATCAATTTCGCTGCCGTTCGTGACAACACCGGAATCGCTCAATACTATTATGATGAGAACATCGTGACTCAATTGGGAAGCGAGGATGGTGCGCTGATTTTCGTACCGGGTTCTGCCATCTATACCCCATACTTGCAGTATGTTGGGAATTATGGCAAAATCGGTGTGATGGATAGGTTCTCAATGCCTCTTCCCGGTCTGCCATCTGTAAAGGCTGATGTCCGAATTCTCGAGGATGCTTGTTCAGAAAGTTACACTTGCTACCTTGAGCAATACTTCGATTGCTATACTCCCGATGCGACCAACCTATTCGCAGCCGGAGATAAGAACGAAGGAGTGAACGGAGTTTTCGAAGCAAGTTTTACTTAAACCCGGATGTGACCGGGGCATACTCCGATGGATATTCGGATGGATATGCATAAACACGAAAAAAAGAACCCGGTCAAGAGACCGGGTTTTTTTAATTGTTCAACTAACCAATTTTAACACCAAAAATAAAGTCTTACAAAGTTATGACAATTCCGGTTTTGGAGGTCTTAATCGGAGGCAATGCATTGATAATTTCTCCGGTCTCGGTATCGAGCATCTCGGTTTTCCCACGGAGAGTTTTGAGAAGTGCTTGGCGGTCTTTCTCGGCATCAGCAGCGAACTTACGATTGGTTGCGAGTCGCTCAAGAATCGGGTCATTGCAGTTGTCGAAGTTGTACTTCGTTCCAAGTTCACGCACCTCGATAGTCGCTCCATGGCGGGTAAATCGCTTGGCCTCAAGTTGTGCCTCTTCGAGTGCTTTCTGCTCGATGCGCTCGATGATGGCATCGATGGTCTTTTGAATGCTCCGGCAACCGATGAGCAGTTCGAGGGCAGATGAATATCCATCTTCGACATTGGCAGCAACTTGGTCTGCCACGGATGAAATCTCCCCACCACGAGGGGAGAATTTCAGAATGTTGATTAAATTAAGATTTTCCATGATTATTATTTGAGAGATTAAAATTGAGACTAAAATGGAAGGTCATCACCATCATCATCGATTGACACGGGAGTCGAGTGAACGACCTCTACGGGTGCAGACAACTCTTTGTATTCATCTGATTCCCGGACAATTTCTTTCAGCCAATCCGGGAGCGCATTGAATGCATCGGTGCTGAACTCCTCAAGACTGAACACGAATGTCGGATTCAATTGTGGTGGGCAGACAACTCCTTTCATGAGCATAGTGATGGCAGAGATGCGCTCGTATGAGCGAGTCGGGTCTTTCCGACCTTGCTCATGGATGATGGACAATTGACAAGGCACTCCGAGCAATTTGGTGACATCGAATGCCATGGCCTCATCTGCGGTGAATGGTTTACCTCTCCACGAGGTCAGAAATGCACGGAGATTTGCTTTCTCGGCCATTGACAAGGTGAACTCCTTTGAAATCACGAATGGCTGCTCTCCGTTCTCCGGTTTGAATACACGAGTCTCCGTTGGGAGTTCCCATGTGATGCGAACTTTGTGGGTCTTCTTTTTCCGGCCTTGAAACTCATCATCATGAGTGCCGAGGTCAACCATGGAATAACACCTTGCGATGTATGTTCCGGGAGGAATCAGTTCGAACGATTTTTCTGCGGTACTTTTTGCGGTAATCATAAGTATTAAAATTTGAATTTGTGACTATTTTGTGAGGTCATTGAACACGATGTTCATTGTCTGCTTGGCCTTGCGATAATCGGAGATTGACCCCCATGGCATCATGTGGTAATGCTGCGCTGCCTCTTCCTTGTTGGCGAAGTTCTTGTTCGGGATTGCGTGAATGACCAATGTGTTGGTTTCCTTGACTTCGGTTGCGAATACTGCGATGAATGTTCTCATGTCTGTGTTGTTGTTTTGTGTGTGAAACTTTTTGCAATTGTCGGGATGATTTTCGAATCCGCAAAATTATTTCGCAAAAAAAGTAAAATATTTTTCGAATCGTACCATTCGCACGATTCGGAGCAATTACGATAAGTTCGAGAAGTACGAATCAACCACCGGAATCGAGCCAACGATTGAGGTCATTGTATGTGTCCTTGATATTCTGCGACTCCTCCTCTGCATCCTCCTCCGTTGAATCGATGAACTCATGCACCTCATCCATGTTCCGGAGCGAATCGTAAACATCGTACTCATACGATTTCACATAATACAACCCGAATGCCCGGATGCAGACCCATTGACTGAAATATCGGTCGATGTCAATGCCATATACTGCCAAGTCTCCGAGCGCATCGGTAAGCATCGAGAAGAAGTCTGATGCATTGGGTGCGCCATCGGTCGGAGTTGGTAGGTCATCGAAGTCATGATGGTCACCATTGGCTGATTCTTCTGCCAACCAATCGACTAATGCCTCAAATGTCATTTGTGCCATTACTTCAATCCGATATGTTTGCGATTATTGGCGATGTCAGCGATGAGTACAACTCCGTTGGTCTCCTCCTTGACAAGCGACTTCCACCGGGTTTTCAATTTATCGATGCCGACATCGTACTTGTCCATGAACTCCTCGATGGTCAATCGTGGCAACTTCGGCCGGGTTGCTCCGCTGTGAAGGACAAGCGAGATTGCGAGTTTCCGGTTGACTTCGTTGTCGAGTATCCATGGTTTGACATACCCATCGACCGGAATGGTCTCGAACTCGTGGAGGTGTCTTGTGAGTTTATATGGCGGCACTCCGTACTTCTTGGAGTAGTGATACATTTTCAACGATTTTTCTTCCATTCTTGATTTGTTTTGTGGCCGCAATATTACTGATTTATTCATAATGCAAAAAACCGAATTGATGTATCAACCCGGTCGCATGACCGAAGAACCACCGAAGTTCATCGACCGACCTTATGTTGGTCGGGAGGATGACTTTCAAAAAGCACTCGCAATCTATCTCAAGTTCTCCGGTGCTTTTTGGTTTCACTCCCCGAACGGAGGTTCGAGGAATCAAATCGAGGCATCCAAATTCAAGGCCATGGGAGTTCTTCCCGGTGTTCCGGATTGCATGATATTGGATGGTCGGCATGGGTTCGTTGGGATGGCAATTGAACTCAAGGTAGGGAAAAATAAAACGACTGAAAACCAAGTCGCAGTTCAGAATCGATTGATTGCCTCCGGATGGTTGGTTGCGGTCACATGGTCGCTCGATGATGCGATTTCATTGGTCGATTGGTACTTTCAATAATTTCCTTTTTTTTGCGAAAAAAAACAACATGGAAAAACTCATCTTAAAAATCAAAGGATTGGGTTTGTGGGAAGTCATCAACCACAACCCGGAGACCAAGTATGTTCAAGTCGAAGGAGTAGAAAAATCGAAGCAGAAGGTCAAGTTGTGGATTCCGGAGGCAATGGCATTGACCATCGCATCCATGGATGAACTTCGTAAAAAAAGAGACTCGATGCGGAAGACTGCCGACTATTTCAGAAACGAGCGAGACACATACAAGGCCATCGCCAACAACTTGAGCAAGGAGGTTGAGGCAATCAAGGAGAAGAACATCAAACTTGAAGAATCGGTAGCAATCTTGAGCCACATGGCCGAGGATGCCAATGAGGAGATTCAAATGCGATTCCACAAGAACAAGGTTGTGACCACAATTCTTGTGTTCGTGTCAATCATGGAGGCGATTTTATTTTTAGTCTTTTACCTAATAATGCAAAAATAATTTGCACGATTGAAAATCGTTTCCGTGTTTTGCCGCACTTGAGAAATCGAGTCCGGAGTGAGACCCGGTAACACCATAAATTCATCCGGCCACGGATTGAGCGACTGACCCCGGTGGGTGTCTCATCAGTTGCTTGGTTCGTGGCTTAATTTTTCCCTAACCATCAAAAATGGAAATTATCAGAAAGACCGACAACTGCGTGATGTACGATTCAGTCGGCATCAGCCAAATCAATGGACTTGCACAACCCGATTGCCGAGAGTTGCAAGTAATTATCAACTCCGCAGATGGAGAAATCAGAATCAGCATGGATACTTCGGAGGCATCAGCATTGATGCACATGATTGGCAATTGCATCGATGCCACATGGTCATCATGGAGCATGGATGACCAAGTATTCACCGCTAAATCATTTATGAGATGAAGGAGTATTTTCAGCATGATTTCAATGCGAGGAATGACCGCAAATTGGTCAAGTTGGCGATGCGTCATGGCATGGCCGGAGTCGGAGTTTATTGGTGCATCGTGGAGATGATGTATGAAGAATCCGGTATAATTATGCGTTCGGAATGCGAACGCATTGCGTTCGAATTGCGAGTGCAATGCGACCTTGTCGAGTCCGTAGTGCATGACTTCGATTTGTTTATATGCGATGAAAATGCGTTCGTTTCCGAGTCGGTAAATCGCAGAATTCAAGCACAAATAAATGTTGCTAATGGAGCGAAAAAAGCAGCGCAGACCCGTTGGGAAAAGTTTAGAAATCAATCAGTTGATGAACCGGATGCGAACGCAATGCGAACGCATACAAATCGCAATGCTAATAAAGAAAAGAAAAGAAAAGAAAAGGAAAGTAAAATATTAGATATTGATGTTGTTCCAACATCCGCACAAATCGAAAAAATTGAAGATTTAAAAATTGATTTTTTTGAAAAAGTCAGTCAATACCGGGAGAAGTATTCCGAAACGATGTTGGCAAGTTTTGCGAATTATTGGAGCGAGAGAAATCAAAAAGGGAAAATGAAATGGCAACTTGAAAAGACTTTCGAAATTCCAAATCGACTCGCAACTTGGCATCGCAATGAAAGCAAGTTCTCAAAACCAAATTCCGGAAACTCCGGGCAGTCAAAAATGGATATTCGGATGTCCAATTACCAACAATCCGTAAACATCATAAACGATTTATTCGATGAACATGGTCAAGGCTAATTCCGCAGCATTGGCGAGAATCGCCAACAATCCCGGAAGACTTCAATATGAATTTGAGACCGACCCGAAGTCTGTGGTGATGAAGGTCAACGATGCGCTGCACAAGGCAGCACTCGTGATGGGTTTGCACCCGGATGCGAAAACTCTCGCTATAACGGCCTCAGAGGCCGTGAAAAAAATTTTGGAGGTATATCCTCATGCTCCGGTCGATGATGTCACCTTGGCCGTTTCTATGGCCTCCTATGGCGAAATAAAGTTGGAGAATCAACTCACCACGATTTCTGCCTTGAATGTTTACCAATGGTACAAGGCATTTCGGTATGACCATTCACATCGCTCGACCATCGAACCACCGAAGCCTCAATCGATTTACCCGGAGATGAGCGAGGAGGAGAAAGCTAAACTTCTGCGTGATGGATTCATTGCATTCGTGACCGACCCTCGATTCCATGACTTGACCTTGGATTTCCAATATCGAAAACTAATTGCCATTGGTGCATTCGACCCATCGATTGAGGAGCGCAGAACATACTATTTCCGAGAGGCATTCAAACTCACTCAAGCACCACCGATGGAGTTTCTGCAAGACCGAGTGAAACGGAAGCAAGTCTATGCCTACCAAGACCTCTACAATAAGCACGGAGACAACTTGATATTCACGGAGGAACTCAAGGAGAATGCGCTGCACAAGTTGATTGCAGACAATGCGAAGAGGCAGTTGCTGATGGACTTCATGTCAATGGCTGACAAGGATGAATTGATAAAAATTTATGATGAAAAATATGGAAAAAAGATGGATTGAACCGGAAGCGTACGAAATCAGCCGGGAAGAGTACGCAAAAGACAAGGTTGTTCGTGATGTCTACGAACCCACAACGAAGATGATGACAATTGGCGATTGCTTACTTGCGCTGCAACGATTGACCAATCGAGAGCGGGAGAAGGCCGAAAAAGTTGCAAGCATGACTCACTCCCGGAGGCATACAATGACCGCTGAATTTTACGAGGCGGTCATGTTCTACCTCCGGGCGAAAAATGAGATTATCAGAAAAATGAAAGATTAGTAAATTCGCACCATGGCAGCAAAAAGCAAGACCTCATCATCCGGAATCAAAACTACTTTCGGGAAGCGCAGAGAAGGGAAATCACGCAAGACTCGGAGACCGAAGGATGCTCGAAAAAAAACATACCGAGGTCAAGGCCGTTGAGTTATGGCAGCGAAGAAGTACAAGACCACCATCAAGGGGAAGACCATCGAGTTCGGGGCGAAGGGATACACCATCGCACCCGGAACTCCGAAGGGAGATAATTATTGCGCTCGGTCGGCCGGGATTCCGAAATGTAAATCCAAGGACACACCATGCCCGAACGAGTTATCTCGACAAGCATGGGGATGCGTTGGAAAAAAATCCGTGAAGTCTAAGGCAAAGAAATTCAAGCGGTTGTAAGTCGCTCGAAAAAATATTTCATTTTTTTTTGGTCAATATTTTGCAGATTAGGAAACTGCTTTTATGTTTGTGCCATGTTTAACACTAACCAACAAAAAGACATGACTATTTCACACAAGCCTTTCGCAAATTTTCGTGATGCTCTTCTCTCAATCGAGGATGTTGATGGCATCAATGTCAATGCATTCGGATATGCTCTTCGCCTCTGCATTTCTCTTCGTTTGAATGTAATCACACTTGAACAATGGGATGGACTTTGTGCAGAACTCAAGTTCCATTGTCAAAGAGAAGGCATTGAGACATCAAACGAAATCGCATCATTGTTCTAAAATCAACCGGGGAGGAGCAGTCCTCCCCATATTTCAAATTTTAACACTAACCAAAAAAGACATGGCACAATTCAAACAAATGACCCATCAAGAACTGATGGCTCTTACCGAAGCAGAAAGAGAAGCATATTCCTATGCCGAAAATGAAGATTTCCACAACAGAGTTGTGGAGGCAATCGAGAAAGGATTCACGCACATCCAACTTAAACATGGATGCATCAAGGTCAGAAAAAGCAAAAACGGAATTTTCTACTCACATAGAGCCGGAAAAGGAACGGGTGCTGATTTAGGTCAATTTTCTGATTTAAGGGATTGCACTCTGAATTTGATGGGTTGCGGATGGGGAGACATTAAAAGTTGTAAATAATTATTCACCGGGGAGAAGTAGTCCTCCCCATATTTCAAATCAAAAATGGAAATCAACATTCAAGCAATCGCAAAGCGCATCATCACCTCCCAATCAGTTGGGAGGGAGGTTGCCAATCGGTACAATCACTTCGACAAGTACCGCAAACTCACCGGAGAGTTTCAATGGTCAAACTACCTCGACTCGCTCCGGATGTCGAGAATCAAGTTTGAGCAGTTCATGAATCAGAAACTCGCTGCCTCCGAGCAGCACAAAATGCTGAATCTCTATGCTCAGTATGACCAATTCATCGAGTCGGTTGAGATGGCAACAGACCATTCCCGGATTCACCGAATCTCTGACCCGGTGGTGGCAGCATTCCAAGAAGGACACATTGCGGTCAATCCATTCGTTGATTCATCAACCGAATTGTCTCACTTCATCGTGACCAAGGTCATCGACAATGGCATCGAGATTCTCAATCTCTACACCAACGAGGTCGAGACAATCACCTCAGACATCATTTTCGGAATTTGGGAAATCCGGATGCATTCGTACCACAAATTCAAAGCACAAGCATGAGAGCGAAATTCGGAATCTTCAAAATCAGCGAGACCGGAGCAGATTCGCTCTACACCGCACGAGACCGGAAGGGAAAGCCATTCGTTGCCTACGGAAAGGCAGTCCAAGAAAAGAAATGGATAGAGGAGAGAGCAAAACCAAAACTAAACCTAATCATCCGAGCCATTTAAGAATTGCTAAAGTGTTACAACTGAGTTTGCAAAGGAGTCGGGTCTTACCCGACTTTTTTGTTTTGAATTTTTTCTACTTTTGTAAAAAAACAAAATCGCCATGCCACTCAAGAAAGGGTATTCCAAAAAGACCATCTCGAAGAACATTTCGACCGAAATGAAAGCCGGGAGACCGCAGAAACAAGCAGTCGCAATTGCTCTCTCGGTAGCACGGGAGGCGAAGAAAGCAGCCAAAAAGAAGAAGTGATGAAGCATATCACCATTGACCGAGTCATCGTGCTGCTGCTTACAATTGCCATGATTGCGATATTTCATCGACAATCAAGCACCGACCAATCGCAAGACCAACGCACGGAGCAATTCTTCAATGAACTTCAATCTGCCAAAGTTCAATTTGATTCTGCCTCCGGTCTCCCGATTGATTCGGCAGAACTCGATTCAATCGATTAAGCAATGCCACGAGAACCGAAAGAGTTTGTCGAGTACACCAAGGTCTCCGTTCAAGTGACCCGTGAATTCAATGACCGATGGTTGGTTGCTTGCGGTCAAGAGTTCAAGGCAGCCGATAAACTCCGGCAACTCATGTCCGATTTCATCGAGATGAGAGAGCAGCAGAAGGAGCAACTCAAACAAATCATTCGAGAACAACGATGCTGAACGATGATGTTCGAGTAATGACTTGGCCGATTTACCGGGTTAAACCGAACCCGGATAATCCTCGCTCAATCCGAGATGACCAATTTGAGAAACTCGTGAAGTCGCTCAAGGACTTCCCGGATATGGCATCGGTGCGACCTCTAATCATCAACGAGGACAACATTGTCATAGGAGGCAACATGAGACTCCGTGCCATGAAGGAGGCCGGATGGAAGGAATGCCCGGTCATCAAGGTTCAATGGAGCGCAGAGCAACAACGAGAGTTCATCATCAAGGACAATCTCGGTTTCGGGGAGTGGGATTGGGAAGCACTCGCCAACGATTGGGATGCGACCGAACTCAATGATTGGGGTCTCAATGTACCCGAATTCGATGAGGCATCCACCGATGAGCAGAGCAGCGATGTGGAATCAAAATCGGGTCTCTCGCTCATCATTCAGTTCAACTCAGAGGAGGAGGCGCAGAGAGCGCATTCACTCATCGCTCAAGCATTGTCGGGATTCGGAATCCCGGCACAAATCAGTCAACGATAAACAAACCTAATTCAAACGATTTATGCCCAATCCCGAAAATGTAATCGGAAAAGGAAATCGATTCAAGAAAGGTCAATCGGGGAATCCGAATGGTCGGCCAAAATTGCCATCGATGAAGACCATCATGGAGTCGGTACTTGGTGACATCAAGGATGGGAAGAGCGCAGCCGAGGCCATCATGATGGCGATGCGTAATAAGGCCATCCGAGGCGATGTCCGTGCTGCCGAATTCATCATAGATAGAGCATACGGAAAGGCCAAGGAGAACATTGAACTCTCCGGGTCAACCAATGTGGTCATCATGCCGAAACCACCGGGAGAGGAGGAGGAGAACGAGGATTGATTCGTGGCAGTCATTGACCTTTCCAATCCGGCACTATGGAATGCCAAGTATCTCGGAGCGATAACTCGACCGAAGATTCATAATCTACTCTATGGCGGTGCGGGTTCGGGAAAGTCGCAGACCATGATTCAGTTCTTCCTTTCGCAGATTCTGAACGATGCAGAGAATCAGCATCAGACATTCGTGGTGCTGCGAAAGGTCGCAGCAACCATCCGGAACTCAGTCTATGGCGATTTCAAAAACAAGATAAGCGAGTGGGGTCTCGATGGACTCGTGCGGTGCTTGGATGGTCTTTTCGAGATTCGATACGGCACGAATCGCATCATCATGATGGGAGTTGACAACCCGGAGAAACTCAAGTCGCTAACTCAAGCGAAATTCATTTGGATGGAAGAAGCAACCGAATTCACGAAGGAGGACTACATCCAAGTGACTCTCCGACTGCGTGGGGTCTCCAAGCATCCGAAGCGATTCTTCCTCACATTCAACCCGGTCTCTGATTCCCATTGGATTAAGGAGCGATTTTTCGACTCTCCTCCGGAACTTGAGCGAGACAAGATTCTCATCTCGCATTCGACCTACCGAGACTCGTTGCAGTTCCTCGATGCCGAGTACCCGGTTCGCATGGAAGCACTCAAGGAGATTGACTTCACTTATTGGGATGTTTATGCGAATGGCAATTGGGGTGTGTGGGATAGGGAGTCGCTCTATGCCAAGGCATTCGATGAGTCGCTCCATGTGGTCGAGGGCGAAATCAAAGCGCATCCATCTTTCAACATCCATCTCTCGTTCGACTTCAATGTGACCAACACTTGCATCGTTGCTCAGTATTCCAAGAATCAACCCGGTCATAAGTACTACGCAACCATCAATGTCTTGAAAGTTTATCGCATCGGAGACCTCGGTGACCTCTGCGAGAGCATCAAGGCCGACTACCCGGAGAGGCGATTCATCATCCATGGAGACCCGGCCGGAAACTCCCGGAGCGCAACCACGAGAGGCAATGTCTCAGCATATCAACTTATCGTAAACTACATGAACCTCCCGGACAATGTCATGGCAATCATGCGCTCCGCACCGAGTCATCTGAACACGAGAATCGTGGATACCTTGGTATTCTCCAAGTGCAAGGTTCAAATCAGCAAGGCCAATTGCAGAGACCTTGTGATTGACCTCAAGGAAGCCAAGGTTGACCGGAGGTTGAGTCTTGACCCGTGGAAGACCAAGAACCCGGACAAGTCTCATGCGCTCGATTGTTGGCGATATTTTTCTTTCGGAAATTTTTCCGAAATTGCGGGGGAATATAATCTTCAAAAGTTCGATGGAAAATTGCTGCAAGAATAGCTACCGGGTCTGCACCCCGTTCGTTGGATGCCCAACCGAGTTGTTGATACAAGTGCCAAGCAGCTATTCGGAGGAGTCAATTATCATGCGATTAGTGAAGGGCAATGTATCCATTGATTTCAATCTCCCTATTGAGGATGGATATGCCTACCTCGATGTCGATGCCAATATACCGGAGGGATTTATCAATGGATTTGGTTCGCCTCTTTACGAACTGATTCTCCTTGACATCAATTCGGGGCAGATTGTCGAACTGCAATCGACCGGAGACCCCGTGACATCCATCATTTTTCAAGTCATAACCGGAACAACATCAATACCAACATTTACAATCAATTACTAAAATGGAAAACAATGAGTATCAATTATCTTGCGGGAAGGGAAGGAGAGGTTGCTGCATTATTCTGCCAAGCAACGATTGCGACAATGAGCGCAATGTTGTCCTACTTCTTGAATTTTCTGATGGAAGACCATCCGGTTGGGCGGTGGTATCTCTGCCAATTGCAGAAACTCCCGGTGAACTTGGCGAAACCATTGGGTGAATGTCCTTACTGCTCATCCGGATGGCAGTACATTGGCATTTCGTTTTTCCTTTTTGATTCCTCGTTTGCTTTATGCTTGCTTTTTTTAGGTCTAAATTTTTTCGTGATTCGAAAACTGATTCCTCCGGTCGAGATAGTGGAGTGGTAAATCCGGTGATTCCCGGAGTGCCACGATACAACGGCAACGCACCGAAGGAGAGGCATGACCAAATCGAATTCGCATTCACCTCCGGAGGCATCAATTACTTCCGATTCTCGGCAGATGTGAACATACCATTTCAACGGGCAATCGCTGCTCGTGATATTCTCACCGAGGAGTTATGGCAAGTCAACCCGGCAGTTCTGCAATCATGGAATGAGGCATTGATTGCCATGGTCATAAATCAGAAGACTCCGGCAGACAAGAAGTTGTACGAGATAGGCATCATGGCGAATCGACTCAAGGAGCAACTCTCGATGTCATTCTCCCTCACCCGGACAATCAAGTTGGCATCGGTGATGTACTTTGATGAACAAGAGAATCCGCTCGATTATCAGTACCCATACAATGCCGAAAAAATGAAGCATTGGATGGCAAATAATGATGTGCCGGGTTTTTTTTTGAGTCTGCCGGACTCCGCCTTAATTCCCTCTTTCGAAGAATTGAGCAAGAATTTTCCGACCTTTTTGGAGGCGGAAAGCAAAAGAATGATGAACACAATAAATCATATTACTTCACTTATATCCACCGGGAATTTAGACGCAGATTTGCGGAAATCTATTCTTTCGGAAATGGAGACCCACAAACAATTCAATGCTTGGTCGCGAAACCAATTTACGAATATTACCTCTGCTACTCAACATGGTTGAATGAGTTGAAAAAGGAGAACGCAAGACTCCGGGAGGCCAATCGCAAAATCGGGAAATAATGGGTCGGTAATTGCCGACCTTTTTTCTTTACTTTTGCGAAAACGCAACTCCCCATGTTGAATGAGGTTAAAATCAAATATGTTGTCGATTCCTCGGAGTTAGCCAAGGCAACCGAGGCATTCGATAAACTTACCGCAGAAGAGAAAGCAGCAAACGCAGCACTCGATAAATTTCAAGAGAATCTGAATCAAACCGGAAAGGATGCCGGAGCGGGTCTTGGTTCTGCAACCAATGGAGCAATCAAGTTCGGAGCAGCGATTGGTAAATCGCAATCGCAAGTTCGGGCATTCACCAACTCGCTCAAGGAAGCGGGAGCAGTCGCAGTTTCAGCCGGAAACAAGGCAGCAGCCGGGTTCTCCGGAGTCGAAGCGCAACTGCGGAAGAATCAAGCAGCAGCAGCAGCATTCCAACGGCAACTCGGCACGATTAAGATGCCAAGCATGGCAGCAGCCGGAGGAGGCAGAGGAGACTTGCTTGAACAATTGACCTCCATGGTTAAATTGGGAGGCAAACTATTTATCGCCAAGCAGATTTATGATACCACCATCTCAATGGCGAGGATGGGCGCACAAGTTGAATCGCTGAATGCTCAATTCACATTTCTCACCGGGTCGAGTCAAAAAGCAGAGCAGCAAATTGAGAGTCTCAAATCGCTTGCAAACAACTTCGGGGTATCGTTTAAAACTGCATCAGAGTCATACAAGGATTTCGCCACGGCAGCAATATTGGCCGGGCAATCCCTCGACCAAACCAATCAGCAATTCAAGGCGGTGGTTGTGGCATCACGAGCAATGGGTCTCTCCTCTGAACAAATGGATGGCGCATTTAGAGCATTGCAGCAATCACTCTCAAAAGGTGTTTTGCAAGCAGAAGAATTGCGTGGTCAACTTTCCGAGCGCATTCCCGGTGCATTCGCATTGACCGCTCAAGCGGTTGGGGTCACCGAGGCCGAACTCGGCAAAATGATTTCCTCCGGAAATGTGATGGCAAAGGATGTGCTGCCTCTCCTTGCGATGCAGTTGGAGCAGACATTCGGGCCTCAGATGGTTCAGATGAGCGACTCGCTTGGCTCATCCATGGAGCGATTCTTCAACAAGATTCAAAACAATGCCAAGACCACATCCGGGGTCATCTCACCGATATTGAAGTATATGTTTGATTCCCTCAATTATTGGGATGATTTAGCCGGAGACTTATTTGATAAGGTTAATCTAAGCAGTCAAGCATACTCGGACAAGCAGAAGGAGCGAATCAAGGAGAACATCCGGTTCAATTCTGAAATGGAGATTTCCGAACGGCAAATACTTATCGCCAAGCAACGAGGCATCAAGGCCGAGGAAGTAAGTCGAGCCGATGCATCACGCAGTATTCTGCGGGATATTACGGCATCATATGATGCACTCAAGAATGCAGCCGAGACCTATTCAAAAGGTGACCCACGAGTGCAGCAAGAGTTGGAATATGCGACTATCAAGAGAAACATCTTGATGACTGAGGTCAAGCGGGAGAAGGAGGCAGTTGCGCTACGGCAGAAGATTCAAGATGATGCTGCGAAGGGAAATGCTGACAAGGCAGCCAAGGCAGCCAAGGCCAAGGCAGAGGCAGCCGAGAGGCAGCGATTGGCGCAAGTCAAAAAGGATTTCGATGCAGAGATGACCCGCATCGAGGAGCAGAAGAAAGTTGCTCAAATCGAACTTGAGGCATCGAAAAAGGATGAGGCTACCAAGGCCG